CGGCAAAGATCTGGTCACCCTGCAGCCAGGTCAGTACCAAGCCAAGAACGGCGACACGATGCAGGACGTCGACGCCAAAGGCTACCCGGTCACCAGGACCTTCCAGAACGGCCAGTGGGGTACGACCTCGACCACCGCACCGAAGCCGCCAGCACCGGGCGACACCAAGCCGGCGATCGAGGGCGGCTACAACGTCACCAAGACGTACCAGGGCGGCAACTGGGACACTACCGCGATTGGGAGTCGGGCGGTTCCTGAAAAACCCACGGAGCTGACCGTCTCGACGACGGCGCCCTACCAGCAGTTCATCGACAGCTCGGGCAAGATCACCCAGCAGGACAACCCGAACTTCCAGCCCAAGACTCAGGCCGACATCCTCGCACGTGTAGGCCAGATCCAGACGCTGATGCAGCAGAAGGGCGCTGAGGTCCAGGGCAAGGTCGGGCAGAACAACTACACCGCGGAGGACGCGCTCAAGGAATACAACGCCTGGTACGCGCAGAACGTCGTGCCGCAGCAGCAGATCCTCGAGGCGGCCAAGCAGCAGGCGCAATTCCAGCAGGCGCAGGAGCTCGCCAAGACACGCGCCTCGGCGATGACGCAGGCGCTCGCGCTCGGTACCCAGAGTCGCGAATCCGTCAAGGACTACGCCGCGATGCACCCGGAGATGGCCAACCCGGGTTTCGCCAACGTGGTCCAGCAGCTCGCCAAGGGCCAGGTGCCGTCCGATCTGAGTGCGCTCACCTACAAGGCGCCCAACCCGGTGAGCACCGCGCAGCAGGGCACCTTCAACGCGCTCAAGTACCTCGACCCTACCGCGGCCGCGGCGACCGGCATGCCGCCGCCAAATTACCAGAACATGGACATCAGCGCACTGACGCGCAACCCGTACGCCGCGCCAGGTGTCCAGCTGCCAACTCCAGCACCAGCGGGTGGAGGTGGAATGCCACCCCAGGTACTGCCGCCGGACACAACTCCCGCGCCGACCGGCATCGCTGCACCGGGTGGGCTGGAGGCGTGGCAGCAGCGCCAGGCAGCCGACGTGCTGGCCCAGCGTCAGGCTGCGCAGATCCCGATGCCGGCCTGGCTGCAGAACGGCACCCCGCCTCCACCGCCGTCTGGCATCAGCCCGCAGGCCGCGCCCAACTTCGGCGCGATTCCCACGGGCAATCCGTGGGACTACGCCCCGGATTACGCATTTGCCTAGAAAGGTTCTATGATGGCCGACGAACAACCTCAAAACACTCCTTCAACGGAGGCGCAGTCGTCCGATGCACCCGCGTCGGAGCCGACTTCGGAAGCGCCTCAGGAAGAGTCTTCGCCCGGCTGGTGGCAGCGGCTGTTCAACCGTCGCCCAGCCCAGGAGACGCCACCTGAGACGCAGGAGTCAGGCGAGCCGGGCGGGACGTCGAAAACGCTGACGCTGACCGAGGACGAGTTACAGCGTCGCGTGCAGGCCGAGACGGATCGCCGCGAGGCGAAGCGCTTTGCCGAACAGCGTGTCGAGCAGCGCAAGAAGCTGCGTGACGAAGATCCGTGGGCATACGCCGACCAGGAGCGTAAGGCTGAACAGCAGGCCGAACAGGACCAGAGCGTCCAGTCCTTCTTCGCCAACGTGGGCACGCAGCACGACCGCATCTCCATCGACCCGTTGATGGAGGCCCTTCCTTTAAAGGAACGCCAGCGGATCATGCAGCTCGAGGGCGCGGGCCGCGGCCTGGACGGGCGCAAGCTAGTCGTCAACGAAGCGCTCAAGAGCCTGGAGAAGCAGTGGAAGGCCGAGGGCGAAAAAGAAGCCGAGAGCAAGCTTCGCCGCAATCAGGCCTTCCGCAAGCAACTGCTCAGCGAGGCGCGTGGCGGCATCACCGAACCTGATCTGCTGCCGGCCTCGAGCGCTTCGGCTGCCGACAAGACCGTCTCTGACATCTTTCGCGAGTACTACGGCATCGGAAATCGACACAACAGCGCGGGCTAACTTTTCTGAGAGTTGGCCCCGTTCCAGATAGAGGGCCACTCTCACGCCGTACAACAGCATCGCCACCCGTGCGACCCCAGGTTCGGGGCCGCTGATCCCCGAGGAAGTTTCCCGGGACATCGTCCAGTCCATCGAAGTCAAGTCCGCGGCTATGCAGCTCATGCCGCACGTGCGCATGAAGCGGGCGCAGCAGCGCATCCCGGTCATGAGCCAGCTGCCGATCGCCTACTGGGTCACCGGCGCCAGCCTGGACGCCAGAGACATCGGCATGAAGCAAACCACCTCGCTGCAGTGGGACAACGTCTATCTCAACGCTGAAGAGATGGCCGTCATCGTGCCGATCGCCAAGAACCTGCTCGATGACATGGACTACGACTTCTGGTCCCAGACAAAGCCAAAGATCACTGAAGCGTTTGCCGTTGCGCTCGACGACGCGATTTTCTTCGGTACCAACGCGCCGACCACGTTTCCACCAGCCATCGTCACGGGGGCTAACTCAGCCGGCAACCTGATCGTCGTCTCGAGCGCCGTCGACTACCTCGACGACGTCAACAACGCCATGGCCACGGTGGAGGCCGACGGCTTCGACGTCACCGGCTTCTGGGCACGGCGCCAGGTCAAGGCCAAACTCCGCGGCTTGCGCGACACGACCAAGGGGCTCTTGCTCTATGGCGATGACGTTGGACCGCAGGCGACGCCCAGCACCGGCATGCTCTACGGCGAGCCGATTATCTTCTCCAACGCCGGCCTCACCAGCTTCAACACGGGCGCGTCCGGATACAGCATGATCGGTGGTCAGTGGGACCAGAGCATGCTCGCCATCCGCGATGACATCAGCATGGAGATGTTCGACACCGGCGTGATCACCGACGCTGGCTCGCCACCGGTTATCCAGTTCAACTTGCTCCAGCAGGACATGGTCGCGTTGCGCGTGACGGCCCGCTTCGCGTGGGCAGTGCCCAACCCGGTCAACCGTCAGCAAGCAACCAAGGCCAACAGATACCCCTTCTTCGCACTACAGCAGAAGGCCAGCACCGGTGGTGAGGGCTAGTCCGATGTACGAAGATCCCAAGCCTCCGCAGCCTCCAGAGCCTGAACCAGAACCAGAGCCTGAACCGGAGCCGGTACCCCCGACTCCGGCCTGAATCCCGTGGCCAAGAAGAACTGGATCAGCGGAGCGATCTCGAAACCTGGATCGCTCCGCAAGACGCTGGGAGCGAAGAAAGACGAGCCGATCCCACACGACAAGCTCGAGGCCGCGGCGAAGCAGAAGGGCAAGACCGGGCAGCGAGCTCGGCTCGCCCTGACGCTCAGGAAGATGCGCTGATGCCGCTGAAAAAGGGCTCGAGCCGCGCCACGATCTCGGCCAACATTCGCGAGATGGTCAAGGCCGGTCATCCACAGAAACAGGCCGTGGCCGCAGCGCTGCGCCAGGCACGCGACAGTAAGAAGAGGAAACGCTGATGCCCAAGATCAGAACTCTGGTGCCGGTCACCCACCCCAAGACCGGCGAGAACTTCGCCGTGGGCGCCGAAGTGGACGTCGACGACGAGGTGTTCGCGGCCTGGCGCGCCGACGGCAAGGTGTCGTCGATCGACGAAGAGCAGGCCCAGGCCAAGGCGGCGGCTGAGGGCGGCCACTACGCGGAGCGCACCGCGCGCGAGGACACCACCAGCACGAAGCCTGCCTCGAGCACCAGGGAGAAGAAGTAATGCCGCGCATCCGCTTCCTGGCACCCTCAACCGATCCGCGGCCGGATCACCCGGCTACGACCTACGGCCCAGGTCACGAGACGGACTACGTCGAGGCCGACTACGAGTACATCAAGAGCCTGCTGCTCGAGGGCAAGGCGGAGCTCCTCGACGGGCCGCCGCCACCGACGCTGTTCAGCACGGAAACGCCGGCATGAGCCGCGTCATCTTCACTGCGCCGTCGCAGGATTCCGTGACGTCGACGACGATCCACGGACCCGGGCACCAGGCCGACATCACCGACGAGGCTTATGTCCAGAGCCTGCTCGCGTCGGGCAAGGCCTCGCTGATGGGGGCCGCCATCCGGGGCATTTTCGTTTCAGCGCTGGGTACCACCACGGCCACTATTGCCTGGACGGTGGACGCTGCCTGCACGGGCATGGTCGTCAACTACGGCACCACCACGGCGTACGGCTCCAACCAGAACGCTACGCCGGCCTCAGGCACGGGCGCCATCGTGGCCAACCTGACGGGCCTGACCACCGGTACGACCTACCACTACCGCATCTCGGTGACCAGTGGGGGCTATACCACGCTCACGCCTGACCTGACGTTCAGGACGCTGTGATCACGCTCGCGCAGCTCGCCCAGGAGGTGGCCCGCAGGACCGGTCCCTTCTTTCAGGCAGCCCAGGACTCTCAGACGCCGACGACCTCGACGGCGACCTCGGCGTACATGCCCGCGCTCAGATCCTCGGCCGTCCTGGGCGGGCCTGAGAACCTGTGGCTGCTGCGCCGCGGCGTGCTGGCTGACGGTACGTCAGCGACCTACAACCCGCAGGACCGCACGCGCATGGTGCAGAGCTTCGATGCTTCGGCGGGCCGCGTGGTCATCGATCGCAACTGGTACACGCCCATGCAGCCCAACGAGCTGGCCGACTTCACCCACCTGCACCCTGAGCAGGAGCTGCGCGTCTCGGTGCTGGCAGGGCTGCGGCGCTGCTTTCTGGAGGACACCATCCAGGGCCTGCTGACGAGCGCGTACGGCGACATCGACCTGACCGCCCAGGCGCCGTGGATCACCAATCCCGATCAGGTCACCAGAGTGCAGTACGGCTGGTACAAGCCGCTCGCCGACGCACCCTTCGAGGCGACCATGCAGGGCGGCCACGTCATGCTCGGCAACACCAGCGGTGCCTATGCGCCGGCCAACGTGTGGGTTACCGTCATGCGCCCGGCCTGGTCCTGGGTCAATGGCGCCGACAGCACGGTTCCGACCCAGGACGCTGACCAGCTCGCCGTGGACCTCGACTACGCCGCGAGCGCGGGCCACA